TAGCTCTTAACTCTACTAGGGCCCTAATAGTCTTCTCTCTATGAGCTCTAAGGTCTTCTAGTACAGACTCGTGCTCTTCTATCTTCTCAGCTAGAACACCTAGATATCTTAAATACTCTTGTTCTGTAGTCATCTTTAATCACCTCCTGGGGTTGTCACTACCCTATCAGGGATAAATAAAGGGGTTAATTAGTCATCAACAATACACACTAAGATCAATCCCACAGTTGTCAGCTAGTATCTCAAGACTCTTTACATCCTGATTAACTAGTATATTCCCAACTGGGAGATCATCATCATCGTGTAATGGCATTACTATCCACATTACAGATCAACTCCAGATCTCTTCCCATAGAGTTCCTCTTCCGATACATAGGTCTGCATCTTACAACAAGGACATGTACATAAGCACATATCATCATTCACAGACCCCTTATACTCTAACCAAGCCTTATTACAGTACTCACATGTTATAGCCCACATCTATATCACCTCCTATGATGCTTAGTATTCAACCTTCTATACCTAGTTAACAATATACACATACTAATCCAAATAACAATATATCTAGATATAGTAATACCAGAACCATCTTAACATTTCTATACATCATTACCTCTCTTTGATGTTAGTCACATACCAGTTCCATACTCTCATACAGAGTTCATCCATTAGACTATCTTCAGTCCAACAGTTCAATAAATAACTTATTATTCTCATATCTATACCTCCATAACTATAGTCTTATAACAATACGTTAAATAGATTACATATATTTAGTATATATCTCACCAAATATACGAATCCATTCTTCTTCCTTAGTATCATTAGCATCTAATCCACTATACCAAGCTTCAAAGAATAAATCTTCATAATCAGTCATCTTAATCACCTCCTATAACTATTATAATCATATATCTATACATATCATAATAACTATAATACTATATATTATAATTATTAATCATCAATATATACTTAATAAAATCATAATTACTATACATTATAATATATATATATCGGTGCACACACATCATTTGTTGGTAGCACACCTTATTGAACAACCTTAAGGGTGCCCCAAAAATTTTTATTAGCCCCCAGTTCCCCTTTGAACAACCCAGCTGGACCTACATCCTTGTCCCCAGTATTCCCACTACCACATTTATATTAAGGAAACTTCTATTATGTCTCTATGGATTGCCCAATCTGTTTAGCCAAGTCCCTGGGAGCTGCCAAAATCCGGAACTGTCACTTAGGGAAGACTACCCCATATGTTGTTGCTAACGAACTAGGATGTACCTATGAAGATGTCATGTGTCATATCAATGAGCAACATGAGATTAAGGTTGATGAGGATGGTAACTTCCAGACGGAGGATATCCTTCTAAAGAAGTTAGCTTCTAACATGAAGACCTTGGAGGAGTGGACGGGGTTTATAATATCCACTGTATCAGCCCCCAAAGATGTAGATAGAGCCAAAGTAGATATGTTAGTAAAGCTGACTCAGGAGATTAGAAAGACCATAGAATCAATTGCCGAGTTACAAGGTCGACTGGGACCTGGGGACACTGTAATGCAAATACAAGTCCTAAATGGGAGAGTCATGGATCTGACTAATATGGTCTTAGACAATAGTTGCTCAGATTGTAAAATGAAAATCCTACAGGCCATGGAGCGTAAGCAGGTATGCCAGACAGTTGTGCCATCACTAACCGCGAAACTCTAGATGGGAAAGATTACCTTCAGTACGCTTATACCGTAATGAAGGGGAAAGCTGACCCAGTCTGGTGGATCAAAGAGTACCTGGGGGTGGAGTTTGAACCGGATCACCACCAACAGGAAATCATCCTAAGGGAGTGGTACCGGAACAGGTATAACCCTTCCCTGGCACCTTACAAAACTATGTATCTATTAGCGGGAATGCGCTCAGGTAAGACTGCACTTGACAGTATGATTACATGCTATGAACTCTTTGATGTAATAAGCCTTCCTAAGATCCCTTGGGAATACTATCATTTGATGAAAAAGCAGCTGGTAACACTATCAATTCTATCAATTAGTAAGGGGCAAAATGACGACGGATTATGGGGTAACGTACAGAACTTCCTTACTGATTGTGAGTGGTTCAGACAATGGTCAGACTTGGTCCTACGAGCAGACTATGCAGATGTACCTTCCAAGAACGTCGGGGTTAGGGTACTATCCAGTTCTACTCAAACTAACATTGGACGATCTAATAGATTTGTAGGACTAGATGAATTGGACTCCTTTGAGAACACTGAGGGGAAAAGGGGAGCTTGGAAGGTTTACTCCAAGATGCTTAACTCTGTACAGACGTTTAGGCAAGATGGGAGGTTGTGTGCAATCAGTTCTAGCAATGATGACCCTAACAGTATTATGAACACTCTAATAAGGCAATCGAAGGCCAATGAAGAGAACCTACCTTACGAACAACTAACAACTCTTGCAGTGGTCAAACCCACCTGGGAGATGAACACAGCCATCAGTGAAGCTGAGTTAAGAGAGGAATATAAGGACAATCTAGCTGCATTCTACCGGGACTTCGCATGTATGCCTGGGATGTACACAGGTATGGAGTTCCCAGATGGGACCAAAATGGTAGATATACCCAATGTACTGTACACTTACAAAACAGAGTACGCCAACTATCCCAGGGTAGTAGCAATAGACCCTTCAGCTAAGAATGATGCCTTCGGGGTAGCCACCGGAATCAGAGTTAACCGGCGTACAATTGTTGATGGAGTGGATAGATTTACTAAAAAAGGGAAAGAAGTGTTCATCAACGCTGAGGATATTGATAACTACCTGGATAATCTGTATATAAACTTCAATGTCCGATGGTTAGTCACAGACACCTGGATGTACCCCAACCTGGTACAGAAGGCAATGGGGAAGGGGATAAATGTGGTTAAGCACATTGTAGCTAAAGAAGACTACGATAGAGTTAAAGGGATGATGAAGGATGGTACTGCAGATATTGTAGCCAACCCGATCCTAAAGAGAGAACTGGAGTCACTCAAGGTAGTTAATGACAAGAAGGTAGATCACCCACTACAGGGGTCCAAAGATATGGCAGATTGTGTGGCCAATGTCATTTGGTTCTTTAACAGTGGAGAGGTAATTGAGCCAGTTAAACCGAAAATACTGGCCCTAAGGGCATTCTGAGGTGTATTATGGGGATTATTGATAAAGCTAAGAAACTATTTGGTTATGAGGTCATGAACATTGGTGGGTACCAAAGGGTGTATAATCCTGCTTCGAGACCTGTAGCGGGTAAGCGGGTAACCCTTAAATTAGTTGAGTTTATGCAAAACCTGTCCAACTTTGGGGACATGCAGGATGAGGACATCCTGGAACAACTATTTATTTGGGAACCTGAGGTTGGGGGTGCACTGGATAAACAATCTACCCTTGTTGCGCAATGTTACAAAGGACCCTACCTAAAGGATACTGACAAAACTACGGATAAACTGGAAACAGATATGTTAGATACAGCCAGGAGGGTTTGTGACCAAATGCACATGGCTGACCAATTTGAACTTTACGGAGAGATGCTACCCTTATTTGGGGATGTCTTCATAGACATTAGGGACCCCGAGAGCTACAAAATACTCCCAAATAAGTTCATCACCCTTGTGGAGAAGGAGGAACAGATTGGTACTATCACTGCTGGGTACATTATGACTCAAGGGGACATCCTAGTGTTCAATGAACAACTACCCGGTCAGTTCAAACTAACGAAGGATCAGTTCATCCACCTGAAGTATAAGGACACTCCACTCTTCGTGTTAGATAGAAAGCACCGGTGGACCTACGGGATCTACTCGATATCTCCAGTACAACGGGCTATTATGTCTACTTGGCAGAAAAGACAGACGTCAATCATTGATACATTGTACAGATGGAGAATCATCCCAAGGGAGATCCATTCAGTCAACTCTGAGATATTTGCATTAGACCAATTCGCAGGTGACCAACAGGGAAGACTGGCCCAGGCACAAGTAGAAGCTAATAAGTATATTACACAGTATAATGCTGCTATCCAGGACCAGGCACCAGATCAGGGTTACACTGTACTAGACACCATCACAATATCCATGTTGGAATCTAAGACTAACTCTTACATGAAAACCAACGAACTGATGGATCAGTTGGATGGCAAAATTTGGACTGCCCTTAACATGCCAGAATCTGTAGTTACTGGTAAGAATTCTGGGAGTTACGCTTCCGAACTGGTCATTTCCAATTATGTGTCCCAGAAGGCAATGACTTTAGCTCAGAAAATACGCCCAATCATGCTGGAGAACCTAAGGTCTAGGTTAAAGTCCATCAATAGTGCCTTCCCAATTGACAAACTCGACATTAAGCTAGAACTGTCTATGGCTGCAACAGAATTGGAGACATTCAGACAGATTGCCATTATGGGAACCTTCACCAATTGTTTCACAGTGTCTGAAATTAGGGCTAAGGCTGGTTACCAACCCCTAACAGAGCAGCAAAAGAAGGAAATGGCAGAAGCTCAACAGGAACAGATGAAGATTGAGGTTGATAAAGCTAACCAGATTACAGGTGCCATGGGGAAGAACCCAGAGACTCCACAATCATCCACACAACACAAACAGGACCCTGGCCAACAGGCAGCAACTAAGGCTAAAGGAGGTTAATTATGACCTGGGATGACATACGAACAGACGGACAAACCTTACATGGGACTGAGTGGAATGA